TGAAAATAGACGACTATTACTTTTACGAGAAGATATTTTAACAATAACAGATGAAATAGTTTTCCAAGATTTATTAGGTAATGATACCACAGCATTGATTGCTGAAAGAGATTTATTGATACTACAATATAATGGTGTAGTGTGAGTATTTTAAATGAAATACTAAACGATTATCAAAGTTCTGCTATAAAGGGTATAGCAGAACAGGTAAAAGTATTAAAGCAACCGATTGATTTTGAAAATTTAAAGGACAATAAATTAATAACCGCTTGTAAAGGCAAGAAAGATGCTCACGAAACAATAGAGTTTCTTACAAATAGTGCTAAATTAAAGAATGTAGATAAGAAAAATGTTATTGAAGCACTTACAATGTGTATGAAGCAAATGCTTGAAGTAATATCATTTGAGCCAATTAATGTTCCTGATGATATTGTAAGTAGTATTTCACAAGCAAGAAAACAGGCAAGTATAAACTTTCACGCAATGAAAGATATAATTGATAACCTTGAAGACAATGAAGAAGCAAAAAACGATAAAATATCCAATACTAAACCTGAAAGTTTAATTGAGAGATTTGCACCATAAATGATAGATAAATCATACAGAAAAAGATTATGCGTTGATATTGACGGACACATTCCACAAGATATAATTGAAAGTGGTAATGCTAAGAAACTATGGAAGTATGGCTACAACCCCGAATATGATGTTACAATTATTTCAAGAGATGGTACAATAGGACAAATCTATCATTTAGAAGGACAAAACATAGCACTACCAAAAAAACCAAATGACGATAACATACGCAATAGTGATTTAAGACAAAAAGACCAAAAGTGGTTTCGGTATAAAGTGCCAAAAGACTTGTCTAATTTTAATGATATTTATAACGGAGATGGAAATCTAACCTTTGATGCAGAAATGCAAATTATTGATAGTTTAGAGGTCAAATACAATAAATTTATAAAAGAAGATGTATTTAAAATAATAAATGGAGATTGGGTTTATATTGATGGAGAAGCGTTCTACATTACTGGCGGACATTACTTTTTATTACAACATCTATATTTAACTAAAGAGGAAATATACCCTAAATTTAGGGTTACGCAATTAGAGTATTATTATTGGTTAGAATCGTGCTATGCAGACCATAGAAGTAAAGGTTCGTTATTAATAAAGAACAGGCAGATTTTCTTTTCTACCGTTGGTGGTTCGGAGGTATTACGATTTTCTATTATTACAAATAATGGATTATTCCCCATTATGGGGCAGACAGACCAAGACGCTAAAGATTTATTCAATGAAAATATATTAGAGCCACTACAATACTTACCCAAACATCTACTACCCATACTTAATAATAAGACTTTAGGAGAAAAAAAATTAGAGTTTTACAATCCCTCAACTAAAAAGGGAAGAAGAACTATTATAAAAATCTATCCTTCTACATTAAAGTCTTACGATGGACGTAGAGTTAAAGTTATTTCTCTAAATGATGAGTTAGGAAAGATTACAAATTACGATGTATATATGTGGTGGATGGGATATGCGAGTAATTGTCATAAAAAGAATTTGAAGTCAAAAGCAATATGTGGTGGTACTGCTGGGTTAAGGGATAAGGGAGGAGAGAATTACGAGAAATTTTGTGATGCGTCTGAATTATTTGATAGAAATGAATTAGGAGAAACAAAAACAGGTTTATACCTTATTATGATTCCTGCAGATTATGGTGTGCCTGAATATTATGATGAATACGGACATACCATTTATTACGATCCATTACAACCCACTTTAAATGAATATGGAGAACACATTAAAATAGGTAGTAATACTTACTTGAACATAAAGGAAGCTAATTGTAGAAACGATAATGAGTTGATTGCTCAAAAAATAACATTTCCAAGAAGCCGTAAAGATGCTTTTTTAGCAATGGATAATATGGGTATGTTTGATTTAGAAAAGATTAATATTCAAGAATCATTTTTAGATGGATTAAAAGGAACAGCCGAATTAAAAAACAATTCATTTAGAGGAGATTTGGATTGGGTAAAAGAACAATTTGGAGAGGTTAAATATATACCAAATGTAAAAGGAAAATATTGGTTTAGTTGGATTCCTGATGAAAGTTTGCGTAACAAATATATGCGAAAGGGTAATTTAAAATATCCAGTAAACGAACATATTGGAGCATTTGGAAGCGACCCATTTAATCAAAAAGGAGTAGCTTCTGGTAGAGGTTCTTTAGGTTCTGTTGTTGGAGGAACTAAGAAAGGTTTAGAAAATTCAGGAGTACCAAGTAATACTTTATTTCTACACTATGCCGAAAGACCAAAAGACCCTAATATATTTTTTGAAGATGTAGCAAAAGCCTGTATATTTTATTCTATGCCACTATTAGCAGAAACAAATAAAGATGGTTTAGTAAGATATTTCAAGGAGAATGGATTGAGAGGGTACTCAATGGATAATCCCACAAAATCACAAGATAAACTTTCCGAAACTGAAAAAGATTGGGGAGGAATGTGGAGTGAAGCAACAAGTATAGATAGACAAGAAAAAACAGCTTTAACATGGTTTGCTAACAACATAGGACAAGACGATTTAAGCGTTGATAATTGTAAGTGTTATAGCGAAGATATAATAAAAGCATTCAAGGAGTATATGCCTAATAAAAGAGGCATAAACGATACTGCGGTGGCTACTATGTTTTGTTTGGTGGCTAATCATTATAAAGTAGCAAGACAAAAGAAGAAGACAGAGTTTACAAGAAAAATTAATTTAGGATTATTTAAAAAAGCAATATGAGTTCAATATATCATTTTCCCAGCGATTTAGAACCTAATTCCGAAAAAGAAAAAATTGAGTTCGGACAAAAGGTTGCTGATGCAATTTACAATGAATGGTTTAGCAATAAATCTAAATACACCAAACGTGCAAATTGGTTTGAGGAAATGCGGAAGTTTTCTTCAGGCGACCACGATATGGATTTCTTTAAAAAGTGGCTTTGTGGCGATGATAAAAAATGGGGTAAGTATATGGATTATATGAATGTAGATTTTGAAAATAGACTACAAACATTTCCTAAATATTGCGACATACTTAAAAATAATATTGCTTCAGAAAACTTTGATATTCATGCTTTCTCAATAGACCCTACTCACGTTGAAGAAAAAAATAAAAAACTTCAATTAGAAAAGGGCAAACAAATATTAAAAGATGTTTTAAAGGAAAATGAAAAATTAACTGGTGTAAAGGTAGTAGATGACGATGTAGATTATATTTCAGATGAAGAAATGGAAATTGATAACTTTCTTAACAAAAGAGAAAAAATAGAGAAAGCAGAAGAAATTTTGATACAAGGTATATTTGCTGAAAACAGACACAATGAAATAAAGAAAAGAAATATTGATGATTTAGTGGAAGTTGGAATTGCTTGTAAAGAAGTTCGTATAGATCCTCAATTTGGAGTAAGGATTAAATACATAGAGCCTGATTTTTTTGTTCACTCTCCTACCAACGACCCTTATTTTAGAGATTGTAAGTATAAAGGGGTAATAAGAGATACAACCATAGGGGAAGTCAATAGAATATCTGATATTAAATTAGATGAAAAAGATATAAAATCACTTGTTAATTCGTATGATATAAAAAACAACGACCAAAATACAGTACGATTAATATCATTTTGTTACAAAACACACCATTCAGACGAATACAAGTACACAGAAAACAAACAAAAGGCACTTAAAATATTACGTTACAAAAGAAATGGAGTAAATGAACCTAAAACGGAAGATGCTCAATATAAAAAAATATCTGATAATTATGATGTATGGTATGAGTGTACGGCTGTTATATTTCAAAACACAAATAATTGTAAGGTAGTATCGTGGAAGCAAGTAGAAAACACCATTAAAGTACAGAATGAATATATTTGTCCTTACGTTGCTATTGCTCCTAATATTAAACTACATAAATATAATTCTATTGTAAGTCGTGCCTTATCTATATTTAAGGACATGCAAAGACTTGACTTAAAAATTCAACACTTATCAAATGAATTAAGACCAACTGAAATTAATATACCTACATCTATGATGAAAGGTATTGAAATTGCTGAAGGACAGACTTTAGAATTTGATGAATTGTTGGCAATGAAAGAATTTAAAGGAATTAATGTTTATGAAGATACAGACGATGAGGGTAATTACAAACAACCTAATCTTTTAAGGGAAACCGCACCAACTCAAAATGGAAACCTTGAAAGGTCAGTTTCGTTATATCAATTTAAAAAACAGGAACTAAAGGAGGCATTAGGTATAAATGATTACACAGATGCAAGTAGCCCACACCCCGACACATTAGTAGGTGTAATGGAGATTGCAAGACTAAATTCCAATATGGCTACAAGACATATATTAGACGCTTCTATTTACTTAACTGAATGTACAGCTGAATCTACATCTTGTGCATTAGATAATATTTTTCAATTTTCTAAAGAACTCAAAGAGAAATATATTAACATGGTTGGTAAAGACGATGTTACTGTAATTGAATCTATGAATAAAAGAGGTATAGCAAGTTTTGGAATACAAATAGACTATGTACCCACTCATACCGAATTAATGAATTTTGAAAAAGATTTACAATTAGCAGTACAAGAGGGTAGCATAGATTTATACACTCGGACAAAGTTACGCAGACTTAAAAACCTAAGACTTGCTGAAATGATACTTAAAGTAGAAAGAGAAAAGCAAATAAAGAAACTTACTGAAATGAAAGACCAAGACGCACAAAGGCAAATTAATGTTAATGCTCAATCATCACAAATAGCAAACCAAGCAAGACAAGAAACCGAAATGTTAGTATTCCAAAATAAAACCAAGACAATGGAAATGGAAACATATTACTACATTCAAAAGAAAGAAGTTGATACGAAAGCAAAATTAATGATTGACAAACAAGACTTTGAAGGTAGGTTGCAACTTGCTACCATATCCAAACAACAAGACAATGATAAAATAGTGTATAAAGAAGATAGGGAAGACCAAAGACGAATGATGAGTATTCACGAAAAAGCAGTAAAGGATTCCGAACTAAACGACCAAAAAAGATATGGAATACTACCATCATTTAGAAAATATCCCGATACAAATATACCTAATAACTTAAATATTAACTTTAATTCTAATACCAATGAGACCCCTATTCAAGAAACCCAAAGCGACCAGCAACAGTCACAACAGCAACAGCAATACCAACAATAAAAAAACCACTTCTATAATGAAGTCAGGTAAATGTAAAACTTGCGGTAAGTAGCAAAAAAAGAGTGTAGTTTTTAATTACACTCTTTTTATTATTTACTTAAATTTTAACTCGTTTTTACAACTTGATATTCATTAAATACTCTTTCCAAAATTTGAGTAGGGTACATTTTTACTTTTCCAAATCGTGGTCTGGAATTGTATCAGTTTGAATACCTAAATCTTTACATATTTTACTCGCTTTTCTGCTTAAATCTGATGCAATAGATAAGTTTATATTCATTCCTTTAATTGTACCAAATCCTGCTATTGTAAAAAAGTCATGTCTTGTTTGGGTTTTTGCTTCCAATAACAATTTGTATTTATTTATTTTATTTAGGATTTAAAACCATGTCCTTTACGTCTAATATAGAATTTTTCTTATTTATCCATTTTTTATTAAATTTAGATTTTATATTTGAGTTGTCAGCACCTAATCTTATCCCAGCATTGTAATATTTTAAGAATGTATTTAATGATTCTTCCTTTTCATCTTCCAATGACTTTATGTTCTGTTCCTCTTTTAAAGTGAAATCTTTTTTATCAACGTATTTCCCATTAACATACTCACTTTTCATTTTATATAATTTAAAATCTAAATCATTGTATTCCTTTTGGAATTGACTAAACTTAATATTAATAGATTTTGTGGGGTCTAATTCATATTTTTTAATACCAAAAATATTTATGGATTCAAAATTATTATTCGTATTATTGTCTGTATTATCCTGATAAAGTTTCATTACAGAGGGTTGTGATTTCTCTAAAACATACATTAATTTACTTCCTGTACCTACGATTTCTCTACCATAATCATCCTCTTCTTTATTAAAGGCATTATTTAAAATGTTTACACTCATTTCTATTCCTGTAACGCTACTTAATAATTCTGATCCCGATGCAGTAATTCCTCCATCATCAACTAAATTATTTCCATTAGTGTATGCGTTTTGTACTTTAAATAATAATCCATAAGGATTTACATTTCCTATTGTAAATGTTTTATATGTACCATCATTATTTTTAATGAATATTTTTTCAGTACTCCTGTTGAATGGTGCAGAAAGCAAATTCAAATCTTTATTTTTCTCGTCATCATCATCATCGCTAAATGCAGAGAGTAAACCACTCATTCCGACTCCTGTTACTTTTAGAATTGTAACCATTACTGTATTGTATGCGGTTGCATAAGTCATAATACCCATTAATCTTCGCACACCCACGTTTCTTGTTTGTGGGTTTTTAATATCCCTTATTGCTATTTGATGAGCATTTATTAAAGTCCTAATACTTTCCGCTTGAAACGATAGAAAATTACCTAATAAATTTAAAGATTTTTTTCTAACAACATCAGCACCTTTATATTTTCTTCCATAATTTGCCAATGTATTTTTTGTAACCTCACTTGCAATCTTTTGAATAGAAGTTTTTTCATCTCCCACTAATTCTGAATAAGGTTTATTATAGTATGCTTTTGCATAACTATTAGCTTCATTGTAAAATGAATATGCCTTAAAGAAATCATCACTTGCCTTGTATAGTTTTTCAGGAATGGTAAGAGTTAATTTACCATATTTATAAACCTTATTATTGCTTATATTATTTATTAATTTACTTTCAACATTACTAACAAAATCGTCTTTTATTTCATTTAGCTGTATGTTACTATCAACAATATTTAATTCAATTAACTCATCTATAAATTTATTTCGTACATTATTATTTCTAAAAACTTCATCATAAAATACGGCTGCACTTTTACTGAATTGTCTTACATCATACAACCCATTCATTGTCAAAAATCCTACGTTACCAAAGAAATTGATTAATTGGGTTAATGGCGAAAGTATTGTTTTTCCATATTTATTTGCTCCAATTATTCCTACCCATACTTTTTCTAAATCAGATGCTTTTCTTTGTTCCTCAATAAATGCGTCTTTAAATTCAGGTGTGGTGTATAATCCGTTTAAAGGATTAAATACTTCACTTCCATCAGAAGCTATCTTTACATAATGTGTAGATGGTCTGTTTGGGTCGTTCTCTTCATAAAACACATCTCCGTAACCCAACTCTTTAATGTTTTTAAGGTACTGTGTTTGGTGTCTTAAATTTGCCAATCTCGAAATTGATATTGCAAAATTTAATCTTGGGTCTGTATATTCTCCTAAAAGTTTTCTAATAGGTTCAGGAATGTCTTTTCTTTCCTTTAATGCACTAACATCCTTAACTCCTTTTTTATTATTTTCGTAATCCTCTGAAAGACTTTCTATATATTCTTTAATTTTTAAATCAGCCAATCTACTCGCTTCGTTTATAATTTCAGCATCAGGCTTACCTTTCCATTCTAAATTATTTTGTAAATTAAATGCTGTTTCTTGTGCAATGTACTTAAAGGCATCTTCGTATTCTTTAGTGTCCTTAATATCTTTGCCAAAAACCCTATTAAATACTTTGCTACTAATATTATCCTGTTTCCTAAAATATTCATAGGTACGAGAAACATATTTACCCATATTACTTTCAATCAGTAATGCTTGTTCGGGAGAAACCAAGCCGTTCACAATTAATTCATTTGAAAGCCCGTCAATCCGTTTTCTCATTTCAGAAACGAATGGTTTGATTTCAGTAGGTAATTTATTAAATGCTTCGCTTTCCAAATCATTAAATGCTTCATTTACTAAATCCCAATCATTGAATTTTATTTTATTGGCAACTTTATTTATATCATTAATTAAATGCTGTGCTTTTCGTATGGCTAAATTTTGGTTTCCTATTGCTTTATCTTTGTCATATAAAGTGAATTTTAATAATCCACCCTCATTGGCGAACCATTTTCCTTTAAATGTTTTTATACTTTTGACTGCTCTTTTTATTTTGCTCTCTTTTTTTGGCAATCCAAAATCATTAAATTCAAATGTTTTGTTAGATTCAGAATTTTTTGATTTATTTACTTTTGGTTTTAATTTACTTGAATTTTCAATAAAGTTTTTAGCAATGCTATCTGATACATTGTAGGTAGAAGAAATTAAAGGTATTATCTCATCGTTATCTAATCCAAACTCCTTTAATTCATTTATGTAATTTAAAGCGTTTTTAATAGGTATTTTATTAAATTCCTCATTAGTATCTTCGCCTATCTGAAATCTTATATCATTATTCCCTGCATCAAAAGTTCCCACATTGTCGGTGGCTGATTTTATTTGGTCGAGTTCGGCTTGTGGGGTGTTTAATTGAAATTGAGAGTTACTGCTTACTACCTCACTTTTTGCTTTTTGCACCATTTCAGCCTTACCAATCAAACTCTGTATCTCTGTATCCGAAACATTTAATTTAATTCCAAATTTACGCAAAGTTTCACGAACAAAACTAACTAAATCATTCCACGCTTTTGGCATTTTAGATTTATTTTCACTTATCATTGCAATATATTCTTCCCCTAATTTTATCTTTTGTTTTGTGGTCAATTTCGATAAATCGGTAGGCATTCCGTAACGTGCCGCCAACTCTTGCAGTTTCTTTGTTTTCGCTTCGTTTGCGTTGTCAATTATTCGGGAGGTGTACTCATTTAGTTTATTTCCTAAATGCTCCATTACGGCTTGGTGCCCTAATTTTTCGTGTCGGTACGTTCCCGTTGCTTCACCTATGGTTTTGATGTTGTCCGCTACCATATACACCGCACCGTTGTAATAAACGCCTTTTATCTTGCCCTCTGCTCGTTGTTGTCTTATTTCGTTCCGTATGTCTGTTGGCAGTTCGCTTTCGCTTTGTACTACTACTGCATCTTTAAACTTCGCTTGTATGTTTTGTTTGGTGGCTGGTGTTTTGTCGCCTGTTTCAAAGGCTTTTTGGGCTTTTTGTCCATCTATACTAAACCTAATTTGTTCCTCAATCGTTATTGCATTTTCATCAAATACTACATAATTAAATCCTCTTGCATTGTCACTTGTAGTTCCTCTTGCAATACTTTCGGCAGGATATTTTATGCCATCAATACCTGCACGGAGTAAAAACAATGATGCTTCTTTATCTCCACCAATAAAATTGCTAAATTGTTTATAAATAGCTTCTCCATTAAACGCATTTTTATTGTTTTTTACAAATTCATAAAATGCTCTTTCTCCAAATTCTATCTCTACTTGTTTATCTATTTTATCAAATTGTTCTTTTGTTAAAGGCTTATCCCACTCTAACCAAGTATATTGTTCTGGTGTTTTACCTTTGTGGAGAGATACTTTGTAGAGGTTTCTATTTACTTGATAATCTTTATTTAAAAACTCCAAGGTTTTTATTTTTAAATCTTCATCTATTATTTTGTTGTTTTTTATGTAATTTATTACATCCTCTTTTTTTATATTTTTATTTAAAGCTTCGCCATTTAAAAATTTAGATATACCATAGTAAGCAGTAGTTACTTCTCCACCAACTTCAGGTTCTATTAGTTCCCAAGCTACAGCCGTATCTACTAAACTCTTCGCTTTATCATAAGTATTAGGATTACCAAAAGAAAAATCAATACCTTTTGCTAAAGTTTTAGCATAATTTTTAGCTATACTTTTCATGTCTGTAAAATACAATCCCCAACCAAATGCTTGCCGACCTTCTCCTGTGCCTATTTTATCTGTTTTAAATCCGTCTTTTATATCGTGTGGGCTTCCGTGCCAACCATCTACTTGTTTCTTTAATCCTTTATCCAACTGCTCGCTACTCACGCTACTCACTTTTTTTCCACTCAATAAATCTGCTGTAACATTGTTTACTATATCTTCTAATGTAGCATTTTGAAACTGCTCTGCACTCCAATTTTTGATGTTCGGACTTTCTTTTGTGAATAGTTTTTTTAGTTTATTCCAGTAATTCTTTATGGTATCAACTATCTTTTCTCTTATCGTTCTTTGTTCTTTGGTTTTGGCTTCGTTTAT